CGATCGACGAAGTACACGTCGTCCGGAAGGTGCGCGTCCGGATCGGCGGTCGCGTTCACGCCGCCCGAGAAGTTCACGGCGTCCAGGTACTTCACCATGGTCCGCTTTCGCGTGAATTTCGCGCCCACGAGGTCCTGGTAGATCCGGGCCAGAGCGCCGATCGCGCCTCCGACGTTCGCGACGCGCACCTTCGGGCGGGGAAGCTGGCCACGGCCGGCGAACTCGAAGCCCGTCGCCTCGATCGGGAATGGCGTGTAGGTCTCGCCCTGCCAGACAACGGCAGACCGCAGCTCGTTGCTGCCATTGATCATCCTGTCCACATCCCCGCCGATCGCCGTTGAGTCGAGCACGTAGAGTTCGACAATGCGTCCAGGGGCAAGCTTGTGCAGGTCCTGCTCGATCGTCACTCGAAGACCTCTTCGAAGGTCGCCGAGAGGTTCTGCACGCCGTAGCGCACGATGGTGTGCTGCCAGCGGCGGCAGACGAACTTGCCGGCAGAGCCGGAGGGCGGCGTCCAGTCAAACGACTCGATTCCGTTTCGCGCCTCGAGGAACGCGACGATGGGCGACATTTCCGCGGCCGTGCGGCTGCTGAAGGTGAGCGTCCACGCGCGCGGCCGGATGTTGATGCCGTCGCCAGACCTTTGCTCGTAGCCATCCCCGAACTGGGAGCGCAATACGCGCGGCTCCGCCGCGTTCTGGGCCCCGTTGTCGGCCTCATAGCTGAATGTCGCCATCACGCCGCCCTCGCCAGCAGACCGCCCGGCCGCATCTGGTCCATGATCTCTTGGCGCACCGCCTGACCGACGAGCGTGCCGAGCTGGCCCGCGTTGTCCCCGCTGACCTGCGTCTGTCCGGTCTCGACGTCGACGGCCACGTTGATCGTGATGTTCCCGCCCCCGCCCTGCGCAGCAACCCCGAGACGACCGTCCCTGCCGCGCTTCAACGGCATGATCGCTTCCGGACCGGCCTCGCCCATCAGCCCGGTGCGCATGGCCCCGCCGTCGGCGAATCGGAAGACCGAGGGACCGCCGATCACGTCGCCACGCGCGAAGGCCCGCACGTTGCCGGCGAAGGCCATGCCGTTGGCGGCCACCGGGACCGTCAGCGGGTTCGCGCCCGGCAGATAGGCCTGCGGACCGCCTGCGCCTGGGATCCATGCCGATATCGTCTTCATCAGCGGAGTGATCCACTGCTGCCGAACGTAGATCCGGGCCATGTCCGCGATCACCGATCGCGCGAAGTCGCTGAAACTGAACTTCCCGGTCGACACGAACTGGGTCAGGACGTCCTCAGCCGTGCGGAACGTGTTCACGATCGCATCGCGAGCCGCCTGAGACTTGTTCGCCACGATCTCGGCGTAGTCGTTGAAGCCCTGCCGCACGCCAAGCTGCCAGTCGTACTGTGCATCGTTCGCGGCTTTCAGGGCATCGATCCGGCGCTGAGACAGCTGCTGATAAAGGGCGGTGCCCTCCTTAATTCCTCGGTTCTCCAGGTCCTGCAGCTCGATCGCGATCTGCCGCTGCAGCGTCGACTCCCCAAGCGAGGCGGTGTTGGCCTCGATCTTCTTCGTCTGGTTGTCGTAGTCAATTCCGGCCAAAGCTCGTTGCAGGGAGTTGGCGTACTGGTCAAGCGATCGAGCGGCATCCAAGAGCCTGGTCTTCTGCTCGTCGGTGAGCCGTGCGAACTTGCCCTGCTCCACGTCGAACTGCATCTGGGCCTCACGCGCGCTGCCGATCCGGTCCCCGAACGTCTTGACGTGCTCGTTCTGAAATTCCAGCTTGGCCAGTTCGCTGTTCAGGCTCTTGATGGCATCGCCGAACACGTTCGCTGCAGGCGCGTCGCCCAGGAATTCGGAGACTTTCGCGTCGCTCATGACCCGGTCGAGAGCGCCGCGAAGCTGCTCGACGCGCGTGCGCCGGTTGGCCGCGTCGACTTGGTCGCGCACGCTGCGCTGCTCCTCGAGCCTCACCTCCTCGGCCGCAAGCCGGATTTTCTCGGCAAACATCTCGCGCTCGATCTCGCGCCGCCTGCGGGTGTAGTCCTCGTCCGAAAGCAGACCGGTCTTCTTCATGGCCTCCGTGCGGGCCTGCTCCTGCTCCAGCAGACCGAGGCGCGTCGCGCTGGCGTTCTGGGCCTGCACGAGGCGCAGCTGCTCTGCCGCCTGGGCCTTGCCCTGCGTCACACCGCTGTTCAGCTCGTCGATCTTCTGCTGCTCTCGCGCGGCAGCTGCCGAGGCCCGAACCGCCGCTGCCTGCTGGCCCCCGGTGGCCTGCTCGAGGTCGGTGATCTGCTGCAGGAGGTCCGCCTGCTTGCGTAGGTACGCGTTCCGATCCGTGCCCGGAAGTTTGGCGAGGCGCTCCAACGTGGCGAGCTGCTCCTGCAGCGTCTTAATCTTGTCCTGGTTGGTGTCAGGTCGCCCAAATGCCTTCATGGCGTCCCAGGCCCCGCTCGCGGCGTCCTTGATCTTGAGCCACGCCGTCTCGAGGTACCCAAGTTCGACACGCCGGTCCGCGAGCGACTTGTCCAGCAGCTTCAGGTTCTCGCGCATCGCGTCCTCGGTGCGACCCATGCGCTCGAGCATCTGGATGTAGGCGAACTGCGAGGCGTTCAGGTAGTGGTACTGCCGATTATGCTCGGCAGCCCAGGACGCCACGCCCTTCGACATGGACGAGAAGTCCTTGAGAATCTCTTCCGAGGTCGCGCCGGAGAGTTTCTGAAGCCGTGCCATGGCCTGCACGACGGGCTCCAGCGTCGCGGGCGAGAAGACGCCGCTGCCGATCGCGCCGGTCAGAAGGTCCCGCGCGTTTCCAGCCGTCGCCTTGGTCGTGTCGCGGATCCTGCGCACGGCCTCGTCCACCTGGCCGGCGCTCGTGGCGGCGAAGTTTCCGGTCAGGGCGAGCGACTTGTTCAGCGCGTCGATCTCGCGCTGGACGGAGACGGCCGCGAACCCGAGCGCCGCAATCGCCGTTCCAACACCACCGACAGCCAGCCGCAATGGCGTGAGGACGGAGCCTATCGCGCGGATGGCCGGGCCAATACCCCCGAACGAATCCTTGATCTGCCCACCTTGCTGCAGGAGGATCAGCAGAGGGTTCTGCCCGCCTGCGAGCTGCGTCGCAATGTCCGTGAACTGGGCGGGCAGCGTCCGGAAGGCCGCAGCCGTCTGGCCAGCGGAAACCTGCGCGGCCTTGCCGATTCCAGAGACAGAATGGTGAAGCTTGTCGACCTGCGCCTGGCCAGTGACGCCGGCCGCAACCGTGAACTGCGCGCGAATATCCATCAGGAGGCCGCCTTGAGCACAGCGCGCTCCATCACCTGGAGCCCGTCGAAGATCGCGCCAGCCGGGTCGGCGATCTTAAGGCGGTCGAGCGTGGCGAAGACGGCTGGATAGTTGAGCCCGGTGGCGCCGCCCGGGCCTTGGACCCACTGGGTCTGAACGCGCAGAAACGCCATCACGGTCTCCCAGTTCTCGGGGTCGATTTCGAGTTCTACGGGCTCCGCGGAAAGGCTCGCGACGACATCCGGGGGAGCGCCGCCGAAGGCTTCCAGGTCCGCGAGCGCTTCATCCGTGCTCTCCCGGCCGCCTCGCGCCCAGTGCTCGGCGGCCTCGATCAGTTTTTTCGGCGGGACCCGCTGAGACTCTCGATCCACGCCATGACGATCGCGTGAGCGACGCCCGGAATGTCGAGAAGCCGACTCAAGTTCTCCGGGGAGAACGGCACCTGATCTTCGCCGTCCGTGACGCCGGACCACCCGACAACGATCTCGCGGCAGATCTCCGAGTCCGAGACTTCGGACGCCTCGCCCTTGCTGCGCAACTCGTCGAGCCGCGACTGAGGCAAACGCCGCAGCTGGGCGTCGAAGGTCTCCTTCGTCCAGCCCCCACCGTCCGTCGGCAGCTTGACTTCGACGGGCCATTTGTAGTCCTGCGATTTCCCGAGCTTGAACATGGTGTCAGAACGCTGCGATCGCGATCTCGTCGCCGCCGGCGGAGGTCGGCACGAAGTTGATGCCCATCTGCAGCATCTGCACGCCGTCCATGTCGTTGTAGGTCGGCTTCGTCACCTGCACCCGCGGGCTGGAGATGGCGACCTTGTTGCCGCTGTCCGTGCCGTGGGTAAGCGTGAGCGCTCCCAGGGTCGCGTTCCTGGCCTTGGTCCACCAGTCGGCGTTCGCGACGAGGTCCGCCTCGACGGAGATCGTGCCCGCGGCCTGGCGATCGGTCACGAGCACGCTCTCGCTTCCGCCGACGAGCGTGCGATGCACCACCGAGTTGGCGGCATCGACGGTGAGTTCAGACATGACGGCTGCGACGTCGTGCAGCGAGAACGACCCCGTGTTGGTGTTGGTGACGGGCAGAGGCGTCTGGAAAGCGGTGTACGTCGGGGTAGGCAGTGCCGTGTCGGTCACCGTGTTGAAGATGCCAGTGAGGCTGAACTTCAGCACGGGGATCTGCTTGAGCGACATCCCGATGGAGACGGTCCCCCGGCAACCGGTTCCTTTGTGCAGGAGACCGTCGACGTGCGCATAGACCGTCACCGACTCGAAAGATGCAGAGACAGGCTTGTAGACCGCGTTGGCGCCGATCGAATAGGTCGTGGTGTTGTCCGGCGTCGTCGTCCAGGTCTTCGCGACTGTCGCGACCTTGCTGGTGCCGTTGTAGCCGACGATCATGTTGGTCTGACCATCGCCGGTTCCGCCGTCGAGCTCCACCGGCATGCCGACATACGCGCCATCCGAGGAACTTGCTCCGGACGCGAGCTTCAGCGTTGTGCTTGTCGACCCGCTCTGGGCGGTGCCAGTGACGGCCGCCGCGGTGAGCGTCTGTGCGAATGCGCATGCCCGCAGCAGAGGGCCCCAGGCAGGTGCAGTGCCGGCCGTTCCGGAGCCTGCCAGCTCGCACTCGAATTCCGCCATCATGCGGATCCCGGCGGGCAGTTGCTCGCTACGCCCGAGGTACGGACGGATCAGATCTCGGTCCGCGAAGTCCGACTCCATCGGCGTCACGGTGAAGTTGCGCACGAGAATCGCGTTCGCCGCCCCGGTAGGCGTGGGGTCCGTCCCGTAGGTGCCTTCGATCTTCGCCAGGATGATGCGCTTGCGCGTGAGAAGCGGAGTCGACATGGTCGGGCCTCAGGAAATAGTCGGGTGAATGATAGGCGCGCGGGCTGTCTCAAGGATGGCGCCGCCTGAGACTTTCTCAGGACGTGAGGTCGGCTCGATCGTGGCGGTACCAGACCCGGAATCGCATGTCGAGCCAGCACGCCGTCTCGTCGGCTTCGGCGAAGTCCCAGGAGGTGCCGTCCTCGGCCGTGTCGATCGCGAGCCCGCCGAGCGTGGGGTCCTGCATGATCCGCACGTGCACTTCCTTCGCGATGGAATCGGCAAGGCTGTCGGGCGTGGAGCCGCGCTGGTAGATCGCCACGATCACCCGCAGGATCTTCTCGGTCTTGCCGACGATATCCTCGGTGGGGCCCTCGCCCTCAGGCAGGACCACCAGGGCGGGCGACTCTTCGCGCGCCAGCGCATCCTGCCGGGCCCGGTAGATGCGCCCGTCGATCCCGGAGGTCGCCGACAGGGCGGCCACTACCTGACGGATGATCAGCTCCCGCCGGGTGGGCGTGGCCCCGGCGGAGATCTCCACGGACGCGCTGCCAGAGAATGCGTCGCCATCGTCGGCGATGGCCATTTCGGCCGCCGGCGTTGGAACCGCGCCTTCCGCGGCCGCGCTCCCGGAGAATGAATCGCCGTCGTCCGTAATCGCCAGCGTCGCTGTGAACTCCGCGGTCGTTCCCACGTAAATCCACGCAGTCGCCGTGCCGAGGTCCGCGCCGTCGAGATACAGGCGGTAGGTGAAGGAATAGGCGCCCACGGGTGCGCCGATGAGGCTGAACGCGCCGTTCTCCTCCGCCGCGAAGGTGCCGCCGCTCGGGACGGTCAGGATGTGGCCACGGATCTCCTTGAGCGAGTCGCCCGGCAGCTCGAGGTCGTTGTAGAGGAAACTCGCGCCGTCGTCACCGGTTGACGGTATCTCGAACCCGCGCACGCCGAGTCCGCGGTCGCCTGCAACCCAGCGCCCCGCGATCAGCTGAGAGGATTCCGCGCGCCAGCTCATGACGCGTCCGCGAAGGCAGAGGCGCAGAACTCCGCCGCATCGCTCATCCGGCCGACTACGCGGTACTGGTGCCCGGGCACGAGGTACGTGTCCGTGATTGTGAGCACGCCCGCCCCGTTCGTCGTGAGCCCAGTTCGATCGGCCACGAGCGCGCCGGTGTCGTAGTCGTAGACCCACACCCGGATCCCGGTCGCGTTGCCGTAGATCGTCCCGGTGTTGTTGCAGATCGGCTCGCTGACGATGACCCCCGGGTTCACTCCAGCCGACATCGAGATCGAGTCATCGTCGTCGGACGTCCAGAGAGTCGCCGACCCGGCCCCAGCCTCGGGGGAGGCTGAACCGGAGAACACGTCCTCGTCGTCCGTAATCGACAGGGTCGCCGATGACTCCGGCTGCGCGCTCCCGGAGAACACGTCCTCGTCGTCGGTCGTGGCCAGCGTCGCGGTCGGCGGGTTGACCACCATCGCGAAGGCGTTGCTGCCGGTGAGACTCGCGTGAAGGTCGGCAATCTCGGTGCTGTTGAGCACCTTGTTGAAGGTCGCGATCAGGTGGTAGTCGGCCTTCACATAGCCGTAACCACCGGCCGCATATCCGCCGATGTAGTCCCAACCCGCATTCGATAGGCCAGTGGTGCCGAGCTGCCCGCCGCTGCTGTCGAGCACGCCATCGACGTAGACCTGGCGCGCGGTTTGCCCGGTCCGGGTGATCGCAATCGTGTGCGCCCCGCTGCTCACTGAGGCCGTGCCGGGGAACGTGCCGACGTTCGTCGTGCCGGCGGTCGCGCTCACCTTGCCGGTGCTGTTGTCCACGCAGGGGACAGGGATGCTGCTCGACTCGCTCCCGTCGTTGCCCAGCATGCCTGGGCGGGTCGTTGCGCTCGATCCGATGAACGAGTTGATCGCAATGAACACCGTCCCGTTCGGGGCTCCGCTCGTCCCGAACGGCACCTTCGCCGCGCGCTTCGCGCCGAGGGCGAGGTTCGACGAGTTCGACGTGCGCAGGTGCCGACCGTAGGTCCCAGTGCCGTAGCTCGCACTCCCGTTGACGGTAAAGCTCGATCCAGTGTGGATGTCCTTGATCACGCCATCGTCGTCGACGAGCACCAGCGAGACGAGGTTGGCGTAGAGTGCGTGCCCGGAGTCGACTGAGAGGCCCATGGCGATCCTAGAAGTTCGGCTTGAGCAGGTACGACAGGGTCGGCCCCGTCTTGCGGTCGATGAACAGCCACGCCCCGTAATTGAAAAGCGGGCAGACGATCATGTACTGAGACTGCAGCGTCGCCGGCAGCGCCATGCGATCGTGCCAGGTGTCAGTCGACGGGACGTATTCGTAGATCCGGTTCCCCACCAGGTCGAACAGGACCGCCGTCTCTCCGTTGGGGTGCGGGATGAAGTACCCGGTCAGAGCCGTTCCCGTGATCCCGACCGTCACCGGCGGCGATGCTGTCGCGGAGACGGATCCGTCGGAGGCATCCACGATCACCAGGCTACCTGCGCTCGTGCAGCTGCCCACGATCGCGATGCCGGCGTTGGGCAGGTAGATCGCGATCGGCGGCGACGCCGAGTAGGAGGCCCCCGTCCCGAGCTGCGACCACGTCTGCGAAGCCCAGTCGAACCGCATCGTGCGGGTGAGCGTGCGGTTGAAGAACACGATCGAGCCCTGGGTGCCGAGGGTCGGCACCCATGTGATCGCGGACACGGTATCCCAGGGCCAGCCAGCGTTGGCAGGCGGCGAGATCACGCCGACATACTCGTGCGTGTCGAGGTCCCACTTGTAGATCCAGCCCGAGCCCCCGCCGAGGGCACCCGCCGCGCCGAACATGGTCGAGAGCATCAGGCCGTGCTCAGGGGCGAGGGTTGTCCCGTTGTAGATGTGCCCGCCAGGCAGGCCCCACGGGTTGACGATCGAGTCCCAGACGTTGGAGGATTCGTCGAAGAACACGCACTTCTGCGCCGTCGGGTCGCCGTAGGGCCTACCGCCCGCGGTGTAGATCTGCCCGCGGGTCGGGTCGTAGTCCATGACGTTCGCCCAGTCGAGCAGCGTTACGCTCCCGGGCGGCGTCACCGTGCGCTCCCACGGTTTCGAGCCGTTGGTGCCGGCGGTGTTGAGCGAGTCGTTCGGCAGCGCGGTCACCGTGCCGGCGACCAGGGCGAGACAGGCCGCGGCTAGCGCGGTCGGGGACGTTCCAACGGTGCCTGAGAAAACATCCTCGCCGTCGGTGACGTTCAGAGCCGCGCGCGAAGGACCGCCGCGCCCGGCGAAAACGTCCTCGCCGGCGCCCACCTGATAGGCGTCTGCCGTCGGCGAGGCCATGGGGCGCTCAGGCGTTGCCCTGGGTGATCGTGCTCGCGTTGAGCACCACGTTCACGTTCGTGGAGATCGTGCCCGTGAACTGCATGTTGCCGGCGCCGCTGCCAATGTCGACGTCCAGGATGAAGCCGTCCGACGCATCGGTGATGCGGCAGAACGTCGGCGTTCCGTTGCTGTGGCCGCTGTTGGTCTGCGTCAGAGTGGAGTTGAGCGTGATCACAGCCCCAGACCGCGTTCCGAGCGCGCCGGAGCACACCACAGTCGCGAGCAGGGTGCCAGAAGGCGTTCCGCCGCCGGCCGGCACCGTCCCGTTGTAGAACCTCAACTTCGGGTTGGTGCCAGCCAGGTCGATGATCTCCTGCGCTCGGTTGGCGCGCAGGGTGCTGGAGTAGCGCATGCCCATGGTGATGTCCTCGGTTCGTGGTCAGTTCTTTTTCAGCAGCAGCTGCTTCGTGGCGCCGTCGTCCAGCAGGTGCGGGTACTCCCGGAGGGTGTAGGTCACGCCGGCGATGGTGATGTCGTCGCCGCGGGCGATGCCGGGGAATTCGGCGGCCGGCAGCACCGCCGTGTACTCCGACGAGATACCGCGCCCGCCAAGGATGTCCTGCGTAGGCGAATCGAAGATCACGTTCGCCGTAAGCGCGCCCCAGCTCGCCGACGTGGCAAACTCTTCGGAACGGAAGAACGCGCTCAGGTCCTCGGCGAACGGCATATCGCTTTCCTACGCGGCCTTCCGAGCGTCGATGGCCGCGTCCAGGGCCTTCTGCAGAGGCCAGCACTTTGCCGGATCCTGCTCTGCATCGAGCGCCTTCTGAGCGGCGCGCACCGCGGCATCGAGGCGGGAACGACTCTCCTCCGCGGCTTTCTTGGCCTTCTCGCTCGCGGCGATTTCGGCTGCCAGCGTCATGTCTTCGGCCATTCCCTTCGGCAACTCCCGATCCCAGGCGAGTTCCTCTCCGCGCTTGAAACTCACCTCGCCGCGGATCTCGTAGACGCCCTTCTTCGAAGTCTCGACGAGCGCGTGCACTCGAGCGCTCGCCTGCGCGGCGGTAAGGCGGACGCGTCCATCGGTGAGGGTGACCTGCCGAGCAGTGACCATGTAATCGCGCATGCTGCCTTCCTTCAGAAAAGAGGCCGGCTTGGGAGGGCCCAGCCGGCCAAGTCAGGAACCGTGGCGGGTAGGGCGATCAGGTCATCGTCACCAGGCAGGCGCGCTGCCAGTAGCCGTAGCCCACGCCGCGCCAGGCGTCGATGCCGAACTGCCATGCATCGTTGTCGAATTCGAACTCGCTGCCCTCGGCCTTCGCCTTGAGCTCGACGTCCTGCTCGGTCTGGCGGATGAATGCCTTGATCGGCGAATCTGTCCGGAAGACCGCGAACTTGTCCGTCCATGTCAGCCGCGCGTTCATCTGCACGTCGACAGTGAGCCCAGCGATCACGTTGGGGTTTAGGTTCTGCTGCAGCGCCGCCGTCGTGAGCGTGCTCACCGACGCGACCGCGACGAGGTACAGGCTCACCGGGACCTTCACCACGAAGCGCCGCGTGTTCTCGTTCATCGGCTCTCCGCGGTTGTCCTTGAACGACAGGATCTGCGCGATGCCGGCAAGGATCGCCTGCTGGAATTCCTCGACGCTGGGTGCGGTAGTGCTCCCGTGCACGGCCGCCGGCAGAGCGCTGATGTCGACGGTGATGTCGTTGCTCTGGGAGCCGCTGTCGTCTTCGGAGTGGTCCGTGTCGAAGAAGTACTGCCCGTCGTAGCAGACCGTCGACTCTCCGGCGATCAGCAGCGTCGAGACGAGGCCCGCCCAGTGGGTCTGCGCCCTGTCGGCAAACTCGGCGATGCGCGCCTGAATCTGGGGAGTCTTGTCGCGGCGAGCGTCCTTCTTGCGCACCTCGATCGTCGCCTCGTAGTGCTTGTTCAGGATCGTGATGCCCTGCCCGGTGAACCCCTTGGCCTGACGACCGCCGATCCACTCGCGCATGGCCGGAGACTGGCCCAAGAACTTGTACGTCTCGCTCTCCTGATCGCTCGTGAAGAGATTCGAGACCCCGTCGAGCCACCCCATGCCGGGGTCCTGCTCCAGACGGGCGAAGTACATGCCCATGATCGCGCGGCTGCTCAGTGCTGACTGGTCCATTTTCGTGTCCTCGTGATGTCGTTGACTGTGACCGCGACCCGATTACGCTTCGCGCACCCAGGTGCCGCGCAGCTTGACCGCCATGTAGCCGTCGGCGTCGCCGGCGATCAGCTCCACGAAGTCGCCGCGGCGCTGGGTCGCCTTGGTCAGGATGAGATCCTTGTTGTCGGCGCCGGTGATGTCCGGGCCGAGGATCATGTCAACCGCGTTCGGGTCGATGACGACCTTGGTGGTCCCGAACGCGCCGACCGCGAGGATCGTGAGGCCAGACAGGCCAGCGGCGATCGCCGGCAGCGTGAGTGCATCGTTGTCGGCGTCGGCATCCACGCAGAAGAGCTTGCCGCAGTCTTCGGCGTCGAAGGTCTTGGTCGCCGAGAGCGTCTCGCGAACGGTGTAGGCGCCCCACGGGTCCCGGAAAACCGGGGCGTTGAAGTCGACCACGACCACGCCGGCGGAAACGAACCGGTGCACGAAGCCCACGAACACCCCGCCTGCCGGATTGAACACGAAGGTGTCGTCGTCCGTCGCGTAGACTGGCTGCCCGACGTCGGTGATCACTGCGCCCGTCACGGCGAGCTGCGCCTTGCCGGACTCGATCACGGTCACGCGGATGGCCGCTGCGGCGCCGGCGCTGTTATCGGCCGTCGCCTCGGCGAAACCGACGAAGCGGTCTGCGCTCGTGAGCGGGCGGGCGTGGCCACTCGCATCCACCAGGCCGACCGCGGCGCCCTCGTAGATGATGTCGGAGGCGATCACCAAGATTTCGTTGCGGGTGCCGCCCTCGTACGCGCGCGGCTTGTTGGCTGCCAAGGTCGTCATGATGTTCCCCTATTTGGATTGGGTGTCGGGTGGCCTGCCCGGCGGTTACGCCGAGGCCTTGCCGGTGAGGATCTTGACGCGACCCGAAGCGGCGGCCCGCTCGTAGGCGAGGAACGCCTTCTTGTCATCGCCGTACGATGCGCGCAGCTCCGCACTCGCCTCCCAGCGCTCTTCCGGCGTCATCTTGGCGTCGGCGAAAGCAGCGGG